AGCCTCTGTAGGCTTTACTATTTGTTGTAATTGATAGTTTACACTATCATCTAATATATTTGCTATTTCTTCTGGTAGTGTTCTACCTATAATACGCTTTGTGCCAAAGTATCCATGACCATCTTTATTTATTTCTGATGCGATTATCTGACCAAGTTCATCTCTACTAGGTGCAAGTGCTTGAGTTAAGAAAGATATCTTTCCTTCATCATATAACTTACTACCTTCTTTTATTGTGTCTTCCATCTTATTGAAAAATTCTTCATCTCTCAATAAGTTCCACATCCTGTCAGATACTTCTTTTTTATCAAGATAGTTGACTATATCACCATGAAGTAATTCTGGGTGTTCTGGAGATAACTTTTGCATTATATACTGTGCTATAGTATTTTCTTTAGACATTTTAGCATCTAGGAAACCTCTTTCTATAGCAGTCTTTTCAGCATTTCTTAAAGATGACTTAATAGCATTTGATAATTTCTTTTCATCTTTATTTAATTTGCCAGTATTTGTTGTTATATCTTTAACTATCTCTAGTCTATTTGCCATTGGCATAGCGTTTAATGTATTATATGCATTAAACATTTCAGCCCGCCTAGCCCTAGATGTTACACTAAGTTCGCCAATTGACCTGCTAAGGTCTCTCATCTTCTCATCTGGGAATAGTGAACGAATTGCCATTGGAGCATTCTTGGTTACAGATGTAGCGCCAGATTTTATTGCTTTGCCAGTTGCATTAGCAACGCCTGGTACTGATAATATGTCAGCAGCCGCATACATAGGGTTATTAAATGCACCTTGAACAATATCCATTGGTTTTGTTTTGCCAGATCTTATATCATCTATAGATGTGTCGTAGGTAGATAAGTAGGCATCAGCCATATTCTTTGGGCCACCGACTAATCCAGTTAACCCACCTAATACAGCGCCGCCCAATGTACCAACAACTGGCAATCCACTACCAACCAATCCACCTACTAATGCACCAGATGCCGTTCTTCTCAAAGGCTCGCTATTAATGGCTTGTTTAAATTTATCCGCTACCTTAACGCCTTTTTCGCCAGTCATTATTTCGCTTGCTAGAACACCAGTAATTGTCTTAAAATCTCTAGCAAATTCTTTTGCATTTCTAGAGAAGTTCGCTGGTAGGTTTTTGTAGTTACCACTATATGTTAATGGATTATATCCAGGTTGATTAATGCTTTTTAATGCATTATCTATTTCCCTTGCTTTATATCCATTATCTATTGCATATTGTATGAATTGATTTCTATCAAATCCTTGCGTCATTTAATTTACCTTTATCTATTGGGATTAGATTGATTAAGTATTTGCTGATATCTTGCATCATTTGTATTATTAACTGTTCCTTGTGCGTTTAATCCAGGGGCAACTCCGCCATTACTATACACATTGGCAACCGCTAAGTTCCCTTGATTGCGCAAGTTCTGTACTGCTAACGCCCTATTTAATGCGCTATCATATCCATATCTCTTTGTAGCATCATACAACCGAGCCTTATCCCAGTCGGTTAATCTTCTTCTATTGGCAGTTAGCGCTGTTAATAAATTCTTATTAGCGAATGCTGTTTCGGCTGGAAGTTCTAATTCTTTTGCTATAGCAATATCTCCCATAGCCTCGTTTATTGCATTCATATTAGCGGCCTGTATGTCTTGTGCCTGTTTAAGATATTGTATCTTATTGGCCTCAGTCATTAGTGGGTTGTAATAATCTGCAATATCAGCCCACTTTTGATTACCAGTTAAAGAAGACACGCCTTGCCAGAACCTATTAGCTCTCTGCGCCTTGTCTAGCATCTTATAGTAGTTATTATAATAATTTTGCAATGCAGTTAAATACGGTTGATTAACACTATTTAATCTTGATATATAGTCAAGTATAGCGTTAACAGAGTTATCGCTATATGCTGATTCACCATTGCTGTTTGAATTTATAGCCGATGATTGTGCCTGCTGTGCTTTTGTATTACCACCATTGCCAGATTTATTACCATTTGTATTCTCATTAGGATTACTAGAATTTTTATCATCTGCAACAGATTCATCACCAGACATTGCATAATATATATTTGGTGCTATAGTTGTTAATATCTGGCCAGGGATACCTCTATTGTATCCAGCATACGACCTTATTAATCTAGCAGCCCGTGGGCTTATTGTTGCAAGATTCTTTACTGCGTTCTTTCCACCAGCCTTTATAGCCGCTTTTACGCCAGTCTTAGCAATAGTACCACTACCAGGGAATAATATATTTGCTCCCAACCCAGCGCCACCAAGTATTGCTTGACCAGTACCTACATACGGGTGACCATGAGATGCTTGATATATACCCTGACCTATATCTACAGCGTCTCCTATATATGGCAATAGACTTACACCATTTTTTATTGCGGATTTTCTTGCTACTGCCTCTGGTATAGATTTATTTTTTACAGTATTTATAGTGGCCGTTTGTTTTGGTTTTACTACTGGTTTTTTATTATTTATAGTGCTGTATCCACCACCAGCCCATTGTTCAACTGGAACTACCTTACCTAATGTTAAATCTGGTAATGGTTTTCCAGAAGTAGTAAGCATTAACGGTTCCCTTGAAAGCGCGCCACTACCTATACCTTGTTTAGCAAGGTTATCTAATATATCCAAACCAAATTCAGATATTGGATTAAAATTCATCGTCATTTATTTACTCCTAAATATCATCTAAAAAACTAGCACCAGCACCTAACAACGCTCCAACCACCATTCCTATAGGTCCAAATGGCGCACCCATCATTGCACCCTTGCCAGCACCTTTAATTGTTTGCATAACATCGCTATCTTTATGATCATCTATTCCGAAAAATGATTGCGGAACATCTTCTTTCCAACTACCACCATTTAATGCGGTTAATCCAGCGTTTGCTATCCCACCAAATATTCCTCCAACGCTACCAGTACCAAATGAATTAAAGCTATTAAATGCATCTCCGCCGACGGAAAACATATCATTCAAATACTTATTAAATTTGTTGTTATTGTTAAAACCATAATTCATTATAATTGTATAATACCCTTATGTTCATCGCCCATTCCTATAGGGAATGTCATTGTGGTAAACCAGTTATTATCTTTCAACCCGAGATCGTCTTTAAATGCGTAACCTAAACCATATAAAGCACCACCCAGAGTTCCCCAACCTGGCATTATAGATGTGCCAATAGCGGCACCTTGCGCTGGGTATATAATACCTTCTTCTAAGTCTGAATAATTACTATCGTTATGGCCAGTGCCTAGCCCATACAATCCCTTAGCACCTTTAGCAATAGCACCCCATGGAGTATTGCCAGTTGATGCATAACTCATTGCACCGTTTCCTATGGTAGAACCAGTGTTAAACCAATCATTAAGTCTGCTCTTATGAGTATTGCTATTATTATTACTAAATCCAAATGCCATATCTACCCCTTTATGTATTGGTTAACAGCCGTACCTATAGGACCGTAATTATTGCCATATATATCATCTAGGTTGCCATTATATATATCGTACCCATAGTACCCATCACTAGTTTCGTTATTAACCAAACTAGGTTTATTAAATAACGAGAAAAAGTTGCCTGGGAAATTACCAAGAATCTGTCCAGCTCCAGCCGCCTTGTCTAATTGATTTTGTTTATTAGAAGAATTGTTTAATATACCAGTCTGAGCAAGGCCATTTCCGAGCCATCTTGTATATGGTATATATGTAGGCTGTTGTGATGCTTGATATGCACCAGCGCCAGATAAGGCTCCAGCACCTAACTTACCAAGAACATTTGTTATATTACCTATAGGAAGGCTGCCAAAATTAAAACCTCCACCAGTTCCACTTAATGAATCGTAAGACATTATATTATTAGAACTTAAATTAGATAGCCCGTCTCCCCCAGTATAATCATTAATGGCACCGCCAACAGAATAGTCAGTTCCGCCTATCATATCAAATAAACTCATTATATAATACCTCCAGTCGGTGATTGCAAGAAATTAGAAGTCCCAGTATAGTTCTGGTTCGCGTTTCCAAGCGCACCGTATGCTGACGATGCTGCTGTTCCTAAGGCACCAAGAAAATTACTAAACCCAGTGCCAGTGCTTGTGTCAGAATTCATAAGTTGATTTTGCCAACCCAAATCTCTATTAGTGTTTCTAGTGTTCCAGTTTGCTATATCTACTTGATGAGGTATCTGGCCATATCCATACATATTACCAAACATGTCTAGCGTGTTATACCTACGCTGTAACTCATTATTAATCAAGTTCTCATAGTTAACCGCTTTATTGTATGCAAGGTCATCTAATTGTCTTTGGAACTGTCTTTGATATTCATCAGTTCTATATGCTGGTTGAGTTGCATTAAGCGTACCAAATTGATTATAATTAGCAGCATTATATTTATTCATTGTATTAGTGTATTGGCGTTCCATATCGCCAAATGCACGTTGATAAATATCATTGTTCCTAGCCTCTAATGATGCGATAGTAGGCTCGTCAAATACATTTACCTTATTGTAGTTATCTAATACACCTTGTCCACCTATATCTGCTATCTGTCTAGCCTGTGTTATCCATGGTGTATCTTGGAACTGTTCGTATTGAGGAATGTATTTCTTTTCCTTCTTTTTGCCAAAACTCATTTTATTCTCCCAAGTTCAACTTACTATATACTAGTTCATTATAATATGTTGGTACATTATTCTTATTGTAATATACAACTCTATCTTTTAATGTACCCTCTATTTTAAACCCGACATCTTTAAGTAATTTTATTATTCCAAAATTATTTGCTGGAACAAAAGCCTCAAGTCTTCTTATTGGTTTCATATTTTCTTTTATATATTCATACCAATCGAATATAATCTTTCTTGACTCTTGTCCCCAATATTTTTTACTAACTACTATGTGGCACTTCATTCTTGATACTTCATTATTGTAAACTACTATATCATCACAACCTATCATGGCTGCATATTTGCCATTAGTAGTATCTATTGCTAGTAATACTATATTGTCGCTTATATTGTCCTTTATACATTCCATTATATCTTCATCTGTTATAATACCAGAAGATAATGAAAATATTTTGCTAGCCTGTTCTTTATGGAGGCGATATACCTCCTTTACTTTTTCATAATCATCTGGTTCCAGCGTGACTTCTACAAAGTCATATTTTCTTGGTTCCATATTACTCTCCTCTACCAAGGTGCCTCCTCGGTTTCTATTCTTCTAAAGTTATATCCATATATTGCGAATGCTTGGCCTGGCGCATTTGTACCTATTTCCACTTGGAATGTTTCAAATACATTGTTAGGCAATAACATTCTTATAGAATTAAAACTGCCAGACGCCCAAACATCCTTGTCCCATAACGTTAGGTTATTATCATCATGTATATCACCGTCCCAAATTAACCCACCAGATGTTAGCATGTCATCGGTTATTATTCTATCTTCGTATGGGCTATCACCATCTTTGAATGTTCTTATATAAAAATTATTTTTATACTCAGCAGCTAAGTCAACTGCAAATTCAGAGAATGAATGGAAGTAGTCACCAGCCCAATCGAACCACGGTGATTTATAATATGATATAATAGGTTGACCGTCAAATGTTGGACCTATAAATTCTTTGAGTACCTTACCATCTTCTGTACCTATATATACCTCATTCACATAATTAAATGCAATGGTTACTTGCTGAGGTACCTTGCGTACGACAAATGCCTTACATTGGAAATCGAATATTAAACCATACGAACTTCCTACCTGGTCTATCATAG